GCGCGCGAGCGCTGGAGATCACGGGTGACCAAGACGAGTGGGCGCCCCAAGGTTGAATACCACGTCGAAAGTTTGCCCGCCGCAGCACGGAAAGCGCTGCCTTCGGACACCAATCTGACACTGGCCGAGGCGCCGGTGTTCGGGGACGACACCCGTTTCTTGTCGAAGTCGGAACGCGAGAAGGTTGAGGCCCGGCTAGTGCTCCTGGGCCATATCGACCGGCTCATTCTGCTGGGCGGTCTGACCGTCAACGAGGCAGTCGACCAGCTGGTAGCCGAGGTTCTCTCCGGCACCGCCACACCTGAGATCCTGCAGTTCGCCAAGATCGCCAACGCGCGCCGCGGGCTGCTGTCGCGGCGCACGGTGTTCCGGTGGCGGACAGCGGCGAAGGCCGGCCAGACGGCGCTGGCGCCACGGCCGATGCCGGTCGCAGAGGTCCCTGCCTGGGCCGAGCCCTTGATGCAGCTTTACCGGACCCCGCAGAAGCCGTCGTTGGCGCAGTGCGTCGAGCGTCTGCATGCCGAGCTGGGCAACAGCGCGCCGTCCTATGACCAGGCGCGGCGGTTCATGAAGGGTCTCGACGCACTGACGAAGGCGAAGGGGCGGATGGGTCCGCGCGAGCTGAAATCGCTCCGCTGGTACAGGAAGCGGTCGGTGGAAGAGCTGCGGCCGACCGCCGTCTATTGCTCGGACGGCCACACCGCCGATTTCGAGGTAGTGCACCCTAAGCACGGCCGGCCATTCCGTCCGGAAATCACCACGATCATCGACGTGTTCACCCGCCGTGTAGTCGGCTGGTCGGCCGGTCTCGCCGAAGCGACCTGGGGCACGCTCGATGCCATGCGTCACGCCTTCACCACGGCCGGCGTCTGCGACATCTGGTATGTGGACCGGGGCCGCGGCTTCAACAACGAGGCCTTCGACGACGAGGTGGGCGGCTATCTGGCCCGGATCGGCGTCACGAAGACCAACTCGCTGCCTTACAATTCGCAGGCACGCGGCGTGATCGAGCGGCTGCATCAGTCGCTGTGGATTCGTGAGGGCCGGCTCCTCCCCACCTATGTGGGCCGGGACATGGACCGCGAGGCGGCCCAGAAAGTCCACAAGCGCACGCGGAAAGAGGTGGCGAGCACGGGCGGTAGCAGCCTGCTGATGGCTTGGCAGGATTTCCTCGCCTGGGCGCAGGAGGCGGTGGAGCGCTACAACGCGCGGCCTCATACGGCGCTGCCGAAGATCCGCGACCACGCCACCGGCCGCCAGCGGCATATGGCGCCGGCCGAAGCCTGGGCACGGGCCGTTCGAGACGGCTTCGAAGCCGATGTAATCGACGTTTCCAACGACGATCTGTTCCGTCCCTACGAGCGCCGGAAGGTGGCGCGCGCCCTCGTGTCGCTGTTCGGCAACGAGTATTTCGCACCCGAGCTGGAACAGCTGCACGGCGAAGAAGTCCTTGTCGGCTATGACATTCATGACGCCCAGACGGTCTGGGTTCGGACGCTGGATCACCGTTTCGTCTGCACGGCCAAGTGGAATGGCCATGCGACGGCATACTTCCCGATTTCGGTGCGCGAGCGGGCCGATGAGCTGCGCGCCAAAGGGCGGAAGGCGCGGCTGGAGCGCAAGATCGAGGAGGTCGAGGCCGAGCGCGACGGCCGCCTGATCGAGTTCAGACCCGCCGAGCCGGCGCCGCTTCCGATGCCGCCGGATGAGATCGAAGCCGCCCAGCGCGAACTGGTCCGCATCCAGCAGCCACGGCAATCCGCCGCGCTGGCGACCATCAGCGGCCAACCCAACTTTCGGGACGACTTCGAGGGCGACCTTCAGTTCATCGGTTGGCTGATGGCCAACCCCGGCCAGGTCACCCCGCCGCGCCTCAAGCAAGTTCGCGAGATCCTGCGGTCGGCGGGGGCGCGTCCTCTCATGCAGGCATACGGCTTCGATATCGAAGCCGCCGAGCGGTTCCTGGCCGAGCAATCCAACACCCTGGGCAACTACGAGGAGGCAACACGCCATGCGGCGAGTGTTCTGTAACACCACAACCAACGTGCTCAATTTCATGGGGGCGCTGAATGCCCTGGATCGGCGCGGCGCCGACGAGGCGTGTCTGGTCGTTGTCGACGGCGAGCCGGGCCTCGGCAAGACCACGGCCCTGCACTGGTGGGCGATACAGACGGGCTCGATCTTTCTGCGTGCCAAGAGCGAATGGACGGCGCCGTGGATGCTGGGCGAGCTGGTCGAAGAGTTGGGGCGAGTGAAGGCGCACAGCTTCCGCCAGAACTTCACCATTGTGGTCGAGGAGCTGAACCGGCGGCTGGTGAACAGCCACGCTTCAGGAGACGCATTCGCCATCGTGATCGATGAGGCCGATCACATCAGCCGCTCCAAGGCACTGCTGGAGACGCTGCGCGACCTGTCGGACACCGTCGAAGTTCCGATCGTGATGGTGGGCATGGGCCGCATCCGGGATAACCTTTCGCGGTTTCCCCAGGTGAGCTCTCGCGTCGCGCAATACGTCCGGTTCAATCCGGCGACGGTCGCCGACGTGCGCGCCATCGCCGACGCCTGCTGCGAGGCGCCGATCGCCGACGACCTGGTGGCCTACCTTCAGGCAGCGACCAAAGGCCGGGTCCGCGAGATCAAGGAAGCGCTGAAGGCCATCGAGCTTGCCGGTGTTCGCCGGGGCGAGGCGGTCACCGTGGCCGACATGGCCGGCAAGCGCCTGTTCAACGATCGCCGCGGCGACGCGCACATCGTGAGGGCCTCATGAGCACCTACGACGAAAAAATGGACGGCATGATCGAAATTGAGGGCGCTGGGGATGTTGCGCCCTTCGCGAGCTACACGATCGAGCGCGTCCCTCCAAATTTGGGCCTTAGGCCTTTCGTAAAGCTCCGGTTCTGGAGCTATCCCTCGATTTTCGAGATTGGCCTAAACACCCGCTCCCTCGACGACCTCATCGACCTGCTCATTCGCGCCCAGGCAGATCTGAGCAGTGCGCAGGTGCGGAAATGACAGCCTTCCTCTCCTTCGGTCTTTACACCCCATACGACTGGATAGGCCTGGCGCTGATCGCGGTCTTCGTCATCACGCGGGACGCGGGCGTCCGGCGCTGGCTGGGGCTCGACTGATGCCCGGCGAAGCGACGAACCAGATGAAGATCCGTGATGCCTTCGCCGGCGAGATGCTGACCGCGTGCATCACGACGGAGGGCTTCGTCCGCTGGACAGGACTCAGCCATCATGCGGTCGGCAAGGCAACGGGTGGTCTGCTGCTGCGCGGCTACCTACAGCGCGAGGAGCGTGGCTGCTTCACCCTGACCGAGGCCGGGAAGGCTTCGCTGCTGGCGGGCGAGATCCTGACCAGCGGGCCGCAGGGTCCGCATACCGGCAAGACGCCGAAACGCAACCAGGCGGCGCTCCGGGACAAGGCGTGGCGCGCGCTGCGCATGATGGGCAAGGCGACCATCCCCGATCTGATGGAGCGCGCCAGCCTCGGCACCGAGCGCGCTGGCCAGAACAATCTTCACCGCTACCTGCGGGCACTCGGGCGCGCCGGCTATGTGCGCGAGCTGCCGCGCAGGGCGGCCGGTGATGCTCTCACCAGCAACGGCTTCAAACGCTGGATGCTGATCCGGGACACCGGGCCGCAGGCGCCGATCTTCCGCAAAACGGGCATCTACGACCGCAACCAGGATCGTCTCTATGCCTTCGACGCGCCTGCGGCCGGGGAGGTCCAGCCGTGAGCGAGGACTGGATCGCCGTTCTGGAGAAGCGCTGCAGGGCCAGTTCCCAGGCGGCGGTGGCGCGCGAGCTGGATGTATCCGCCTCGACCGTCAACCAGGTCATCAAGGGCACCTACAAGGCAAGCACCGACCGGATCGAGATGATCGTCCGCGGGAAGTTCATGGCTGAGACCGTCAGATGCCCGCTGCTGGGCGTCATCGCCTCCCACGACTGCGCGTCGAACCAGCGGCGCAAGCAAGTGACCGCAAACCCTATGCGGGCTCGGCTCGCACGCACGTGCCCGACGTGCCCCAACTGCCAGGGAGCATCCGATGCTGGTTAGCCAGGAGCTGGAGATCCTCCGCGCGGTTTTCGCGCCGCATGGCGCCAACGGTCGCGGCGCCAAGTTCGAACACGATCTGTGCGCCCAGTTCGCCGACCAGTTCGCCGAGATGGCGCAGCGCGTTCGCCTGCTGGAGATCGCCACCGGCCTGAACCCGCCGCCGCCGCCAATCGAGGCGGACGCCGATCCGAACATCATCCCCGTCCTCTTCGTCCAAGGAGCCCGCTGATGGCCAGCAAGCGCAGCAAGATCGCAACCGAAGCCGTGCCGGTCCCGGTGGACGACGAGGAAGCCAACAACTTCGTCGCGCTGGTGATCGGCACCGCCCGCGGCATCGCCGCCCAGGAGGCGAAGATGCAGGCCGAAATAGACGAGGTTAAGGCCCGGTACGAGGCGGGCATCGCCGCGCTTCGACAGGTCCACAACGACCGTTTGAAGGGCCTTCAAGCCTACTGTGCGGCGCACCGGGACCGCCTGGCGCCGAAGAAGAAGAGCTTCGCCTTTCCGGCCGGCATGGTCGGCTGGCGCCTGACGCCGCCGTCCGTGTCGATCAAGGGCGTCGAGGCGGTGATCGAGCTGATCCGGAAGCGCCGGCTGAGCCGCTTCCTGCGCCGCGGCAAGGTGACCATCAACAAGGAAGCCATGCTGGCCGAGCCCGATCTGGCCACGAAGCTCGACGGCGTGAGCATCAACCAGGTCGAGGAATTCTACGTCGAGACCGTGGCCCCGGCCGCCAGCGACGAGGCGGCCGCATGAGGAAGCCGCTGCCCAACCGCCGCCTGCTGATCACCGAGACGATCACGTTCGGGGCCGACACCAACCAGGACGGCGCGCTGCTGCACGTCAGCGCCGGGCACGTGGACGGCGTCATCCAGGAGCTGTTCCTGACCGGCCCGAAGACGGGCACCGGCCTGCGCGCCGTGATCGAGGACGCCGCGGTGCTGGCCTCGGTGGCGATGCAGCGCGGCGCCACCGTGACCGAGCTGGCCAAGAGCATGTCGCGCACGCCGCTGTTCCAGGAGAAGGGCGAGCCGAGTTCGCCGATCGGCGCCGCGCTGGCGTGGGCCAAGCGCCTGCAGGACAGCCTCGACGTGCTGTACGGGAGGAAGACCGATGCAGCCGGCTAAGTCACGAGACGCCCAGCGCCGGGCGCTGATGGGCGTCGTCCACAAGGCGGCCAAGGCCATCCAGTTGGACGACGACGATCGGCGGGCGATGCAGCTGCGCATCACCGGCAAGGAGTCGCTGGCGGAGATGAACCTGAGCCAGATCGGCGACGTGCTCGACGAGCTGCGCGCCCTGGGCTGGGTCGACGGCAAGCGCAGCAAGGGCCGTCGCAGGCTCGCCTCGCACCCCGAGGCGGCGAAGATCCGCGCGCTGTGGCTGTCGCTCTATCACCTGGGCGAGGTCACCGACCCGACCGAGGACGCGCTGGCCGCCTTCGTAAAACGGCAGACCCGGCTCGACGATCTGGAGTGGGTGAAGCAGGAGAACGCCCTCAAGGTAATCGAAGCGCTGAAGTCCTGGTGCGACCGCGCTGGCTATTACCTGCCCGACGCCGACCGGAAACGCCGCTTCAACCTGTCTCGCCAGCGCGCCGGCAAGGAGCCGGCCAACGACGGCCTGTGCTGCAAGTTCGTGCTGATCTACCGGCTGTGGCAGCTGCTGGCTGACCACGGCGCCTTCCGTCACGGCACCATGGCGCGGCTGGACACATGGCTGGTGAAGGGCACCGGCGTCGTCGAGCCCTACTACCTGACCGCCCAACAGGCCGATGAACGCATCGAGCGCCTGGGCCAATGGCTGCGCCGGCACAAGAAGGCGCCCGAACATGAATGATCTCTCACGGTTGCCTGAGGGAGCGAACGACCCGCGGCCGGCATCAGGTGTCGGGCGGGCAACCAAGGCCATGCTGCGGATCGGCGATCGCTCGCCGAGCCCGTCAATCCCGGCTCCCCGTCACGGCTACGGCCGGGCGTTAAACGCGGGCAAGCATGGCAATTGCCTGG